GTCCACGTCTGGCTCGTGCCTGATGTGTAGACCCGCTCGATGGGCGGCTTGGCCGAGATGGTCCCGGAGCCGCCGCCGACCGTCAGGTTCCCGACAACCTCAAGGCTGTCGTCGGTCTTGAGTACATTGGCCGATGCGCGATAGAGGTTGACATCCCTCTCGCCAGACGAGGCCCCGGAGCCGAGTTGGATAACCCCGCCGTTTGCCCCGTTGTAGATCAGAAAGATGAACTCCGGGTCATTGAAGCCGCGAACTAGGACGACCCCGTTACCGTCTGCCTGTGTTCCACCCACAGTGAGCGGACCAGTGCCCACGATGTCGTCGTCCGTGTACAGCCCGCCGACGGCCTTGAAGGTGTCGTCGGTCTTGAGGACGTTGGCACTTTCCCGGTACAGGTTCGTGTCAGAGTTGAGTGTGATGCCAGCACCCATGCTGACGCCGCCATCGTAGGTGCCAACTTGAACGGCCTTGCCGGACACGCCATGGTTGGCCGTGACGATGTTCTCGGACTCTATGTAGCCCAAGGCGTGAAGCGAGTCGTCTGTCCTGAGATAGTTCGCAGCACCCCGATAGAGGTTGGTGTCCTTGGCAGAGCCGAAGACGATGGCGCCATTGGCCGGGTTCTGCTGGCCCTTGATGACCAGCGTGTCGGCGATGTTGCCGTCAGCGATGACTGCATCGTCGCCAACGAAGTAGGCATCCCCGCTGCTGCCACCAGCCCTGACGACCGGAGCGACGAACGAGAGCCCGGACTGCACCTCTTCGATCCAGCGGTCATCTCGGTCCTTGTCGATAGCGACGATGACGCGGCTGCCCACTGAGGGGCTGAGACCGTTCTTGATGCGGAAGCCCTCTGAGGCGATGGTGTCGCCTTGGACGTAGACCTTGATGTCAGTCGGGTCCGCGACATCAGCGACGACGCCGGTCTTGTAGTCGATGCGCCCGGCAGAGCCGAGGGCGTTGGCAACGCGGATGTCCATGGCCCCGACGAGGGCCTTGGCCTCACTCAGTTCGCTCATACGTCCACCGCCGTTGCGCCGCGCATCGTGATCTTGGAGCGCGATGAGGAGAGCGGGATCGTCATCTGCTTGATCCGGTACTTCCTGCCCTCAAGGTTCTCTTCCTGACCAAGGTCGGTGAACTTAGTCTCTCTAACGGAGATCACGTCATTGCCCTCCAGAGCCGGGTTGCAGATGGTCTCGATCTCAAGGGTCTCATCGAAGTAGGAGAACTTCTCCCAGTATGCCTTGAGAGCGTTGTTGACCTCGGTCTGCGTGTTCCACTTCTTGGACTCGATGACCTTGCAGCGGTCGCCGATCTTGTTGATGGAGACCGGCGAGGTGGAGTCCACCTTGCGCTCGGCCTTGTAGACGGTGTTGGAGTCGCCGGTCCCGACGACGATGAGGTGGTTGTAGACCCGATCGTCGTTGAACGAGCGGTTGAGTGACAGGAGCATCCCGCCGTCCGCGTCGTAGAACTTCCAGACGACGGCCTGATCCTTGGAGGAGCGGAAGTCCTGAGTCACCAACTTGCCCAGCGGGTCGAAGTAGATGTCGATGCCAGCCTTCCTGCAGAGGGCCGACAGGAACTCGCCCCGGTTGTCTAGCCGCTCGTAGGCCAACTTCTTCTGGATGCGCTTGTCGTCACTGGCCCGGTCGGAGAGCGGGTCGAGGGCGAGTTCGCCATCCGCAGAGATGCCAACGTCGGCGGCGATGTCCTTGATGATGGTGTTGTACGTCGTGTCCGCTGCGAACGAGCCGGGCGTTGAGAACTGGGACTTGGCGAACTTCTTCCACAGGTCTGAGCCGGACAGGACGACCGTGGAGATGTTGCGGTCCACGATCACATCGGCGTGGTCGATCATGAACGTGCCGATAGGAACCCACTCGGGCTCGCCGTTGATGACCAGACCACGCCAGATGCGGATGATGCGGTTGACGTAGAACAGCCCGGCCCACTGGGAGTCCGGGCTGAACTCTGCGTTGCTGTTGAGGATGGTCATGGTGAAGGACCGCTGGATGTCCGAGTCAACGTCGATGTCCACAGAGCCATCAACGATGATGTTCTCAAACTGGCTGGTCCCCACCCGCTTGGCGGTCAGCGGATCGTAGATCGTGCCGCCGATGACGGGCCTCATGTAGGAGTCGAGCACCTGAGCCATGAAGGCAACGGTATGGGAGTCCTTACGGAGTTCTTCCTTGAACTGAGTGCTAACTCTCCACATAGGTCACCCGAGGTCGCTGGTCTTCTGGCTGGTCTCGATGTAGGACAGGGTCATGTTGAGGTGGCCGCCGGACGAGTAGCGACTGGCGGGGCCAGCGAACTCGACCTCAAACACCTCACCGAAGGGAGACTTGAGGATGTGCGGACCGCGCTCCCGGTACAGGTACTCGGTCTGCTCGCGGGCCGTCTTGGTCTCCTCGGCAACCCACTGGCACTCAAGGTTGCCCTCGTGGCCGAGGACTGCGCCACGGGCGATGACCTTGCGGTCAGAGCCAATGGGCTCAAAGATTTCCTGCTGCACCGGACGCTGGTGATCCTCACCGACGACCGGCAGGACGAAGATGTGCTCAGGCCTGCGGTCGGCACCGACGACCATCCAGTCATCAGCAGAGAGGACCGAGGCGGCGATGCTGGACGCCGGGCTGGAGAGGTCAGCGTCGTCCGGCGTGTTCTTCAACTGGACGACGGTGTACTCGTAGGTGTTGCCATTGCCAGCGTAGTAGTCGTCGTAGGACTTGGATGCCCACGACTTGATGTAGGCAATGGCGGTGAAGTCATCGTCGCCCGGGACTCGCCGGTAGACACGGTAGCCCGCGAAGCCGGAAGGCTCAGCGGTCTCCTGCGTTTCCCAGTCGAGCCGGATGCGCGAGTACTGGTCATCAGGCGCGACGTTCATCTCGGCCAGCGCAGGGGGCGCGTTGACGTTGATGATGAAGGGCTGGTAGTCAGTGGTGGACTGGACGCCGTTCACGTCCCAGACGGTGAGGCGTGCGCGGTAGCGCCAGCCGGTCTGGGTGTAGCCTGACGGCATGGTCACCGTGGCGCTCTGGCCACTGGCAACCGTGAGCGGCAGGATGCCCGAGTTGTAGGCCGGGCCGATGTCCTGCGTGGTGTCGTTGTTGTAGTTGCCGGGGATGCCCGCTGCCACGGTCTCCTTGGAGTCGGCCGTCCGGTAGACGAGCAACTTGTAGGAGGCGCAGGCAGAGCCGACTTCGGAGTAGTAGTCGAAGGTGAAGTCCACCCGGTTGGTCGCGACAGTGAAGTCAGTGGCCGGTGACGTGATCGTGCCGACAGGCCCGGTCGTCGGGGTGAGCGTTCGCACCGAGGAGTACGGACCCCAGACACCCTTGCTGTCCTTGAAGCGGGTCTTCCACTTGTAGGTCGTGCCCTTGACGAGGAGCGGCGAGCCACTGTACGTCCAAGTGTTGAGACCGTTGTTGAGGCTCGTGGTTTGCGAGTAAGTGCGAACCGCAGCGTCGGCCGCCGTGGTGATGACGATCTCCCACTCGGTCGGGTAGTCGCCCTTGGTGGCAACGTCCGGGTCCGAGAAGGTGGCCTCAAAGACAGGGTTGATCCCATTGATCCACGCGCCGTTGTCGGGCTGCAGGTCGGTCGGGATGTTGGGAGCCGAGTTGAAGTAGAACGACTCTGTGCCAGACCAGCCGCCAGTCGGGCCGGTGGCCTTGGTGTACTGGGCCTTCCAGCGGTAGGTACTGCCGCCGATCAGGGCGGGCTCAGCCGTCGGGTTCTCACCCGAGCCGCCGGTCCCGTAGGTAATGGTGGCTGTGGTGCCGTCGGCGACATCGACCGTGCCCGAGTCCCAGACCTCGGTGTCCACACCGGAGATGACCCGGTAGACGATGACCCGAGCGGTAGCGATGGTGTCGGTGCCGCCACGGGTGAGGCCGAAGACAGGGTTGGCAGTGGTGATCCACGCGCCGCCGATGGCGCTGCCCGTCAGGGTCGGCGGGTTGGCAGAGTCGGTCGTGAAGTAGGCGTAGGAGCCGAAGGACTTGCCCTGCAGGTCGGACAGGGACACGTTGGACACCTTTGCCCGCCACTTGTACTGGGTGGCCCAGTTGAGGGTGGACTGTGCCAGCGAGTAGCCGGTGCCCGAGTTGGTGCCGTAGTTGATGGTCTTGGACCCGACGGACGAGCCATGGTCGCCGTCGCCCGAGTCCCACATCTTGGTCACGCCGTCGTTCGTCCAGACCTCGATCCTAAACCAGCGGAACGAGGTGAGAGTCAGCGTGAAGTCAGGGTCGTTGTTGACGGCCGTGCCGACAGGCGCGGTCATCTGCAGGCCGCTCGTGTCGATTGAGAAGTCCTGCAGCGCCGACCAGCCACCGTAGCCAAAGGTGGCCGTCTTGACCTTGGCACGCCACTTGTAGACCGTGGTGTTCAGAAGGCTGCGCGGCCAAGTGAACGAGAAGCCGGTCGAGGTGACGCCAGCCGTCTGCACCTGAGAGTCATAGGGGTTGACAAGGTCGGAGGTCCGGTAGATTTCGACCGTGACCTCGGTCAGCGCATCGTCCGTGCTGCCCCGGGCGCCGCTGAACACGGGCGTCAGCGTGCCGGACACGAAGTTGCCGGTCGGAGACAGGTTGGTCGGGGCGGCCGTGGCGTGGATCGTGAACGTAGCCCATCCTGACAGGGACGACCATGCGCCGTTGGCGTCCTTGGTCTTGGCCTGCCAGCGGTACGATGAGCCAGCGACGAGCGCGGGCTTGCCGGTCAGGGTTCCCTCTCCGTAGCGCACGTTGACCGTAGTGGCGGGGGTTCCGAGCGAAATCTCGCCCGTGTCAGCGACCGGGGAGCCGCCGCTGGTCTGTATGACGATCTGGTATCCGTAGGCCTGATTGTCCGAGGAGTCCGGGTCGTTGTGCGTGACGTTGAAGGCAGGCGTCAGCGTCAGGACATCGGTGGTCGGGCTCTCTGAGAGGGCGAGGACAGGCGCCAGTGGCGTGCTGTTGGGCTTGATGTAGAGCAGCGACGAGTACTGCGTGCCCCATGCGCCAGCAGCGTCCTTGCAGCGGGCCTTCCAGTTATAGACCTTGTTGCCGGTCAGGGCCGGGCCGGTGTAGGGCACGGTCCACTGGGCATTGGTCGTCGCCACGGTCCCGGAGTCCCAGACCTGCGTTGTGCCGTCGTACAGGATGACCTGCACACCAGTGATCGTGTCGCCAGAGTCCGGGTCTTGGAACAGGCCCGTGAACGTCGGCGTCAGGCCCGACAGGACCGTGGCCGTGCCGCTGGTCGTGCCGCCCGGCGAGCAGTTGATGGGCGCCGTGGGGATTTGGTTGTCCGTGTAGGTGATCTTGATGTACGGCTTGTAGCCCGACCCCTGCTCCGAGGAGTAGAACTCCATGGCGTAGAGGTCGTTGGTCTCGGACGAGTTGTTCTTGAGGTGGCAGCCGTAGTTGGCGTAGCCGCTGCCGCCGATGCTGGTAGGCGCCCACAACTTGACGAGGCTGGTGATGTCGAAGTCGTACCAAGCCCCGTCGTTGAATGTCGTGAAGGTGTAGGTGTTGCCGCCAGCCGTGTCGTAGTCACCAGCCGTGTTGTTCCAGTTCCAGTCCTGCGTGGTGGACATATTGGGCTCGGTCAGCGTCGAGCCCTCGCCCCAGTTGGACGTGCTGCGGTAGACGCCCAGCGTCCGGTTCGTGGTCGAGTCGTCCGAGTAGACATGGTTGCCGCCGCCAGACGAGCGGTGGGCACGCAGGTACATCCGGGCCGACGTGATGCCGGTCATCCCAGTCCACGAGATGGGGAAGTACACCATGGATCGGTAGGTGTACCCGAGGGAGTCCTCATGCCCGACAGGCAGGTGCTTGTCGGAGCCGGACCAAGCATTGAGTTCCTTGAGGGCGCACGCATCCTTCGATGCGTAAATCTCAGCAGTTGTCGGCATCAGTCACTCGCTTAGGGGAGGATGCCCTGAGTCGCCGCCTGCGTGATGGCTCCAGAGAAGTTGGAGTTGTTCAGCGAGGAGCGAACGGCACCTGCGTTGGTGTTGGGGTTGGTGCCCCCAGTGATCCTGAGGTTGAAGTTGACGTTCTTGGTGGCGGTGGCGTTGACGGTCAACTTGCCGCCCTTGAACGTGAAGTTGGAACCGAAGAGGTCGTTGATGGGCTCGTTGACGTTGGTCTGCACCTCGGACGTGAGGACAGACTTGAACGGCGACCATGCCTGACTCAGGTCATAGATCATCTTGTCGGTGACCGGGTGGCCGGTCTTGGAGCCTTCGGGCACGGTCGGCTTGGCCGTCTGCAGGTTGCCCCACACGCCCGTGTAGACATCCATCATGGCCGCCTGCACGGGGCCTTCCAGTTCGTTGAACTTGAGGGCGTTCTTGCCGTCGGGGAGCAGCCACTTCTTGAACAGCGACTGCACGTCCCCCTTGCCTTTGCCAGCGTTCTTGCCCTCGCCCTTTCCCTGAGGCCCTGTCCAGTCGCCGAGCGTGGTCATCAGGGTGCCCTGCATCTCAGCGGCCTTCATCTCACCCCATGCCACGAGGGCAGGGGCCTTGGAGTTGAGGGCCTGATTGAGCGGGCTCTTGGGATCGGTGAACTGGCCCATGATGTCGTTGACAATCTGGCGCGGGGTCTTGTTGAGGTTCTTGTTCTTCTTGAGGCCCTTCCACTCCTTGCCGATGTCGCCAAGTGAGTTGAGGCCAGTCACGAAAGCGTTGTAGATGTCGGAGGGAGCCTGCTCGGCGACGGCAGTGGCCTCGTCAACAGACTCTTGGATCGCCACCGGGATGGAGTCGAAGACCGAGTTGAAGGCCTGCTCCACGTCGAGGCTCATGCCGCTCATCGCACCCTTCATCGGGGCGAGGATTTTGTAGGCATCAGCCGTGTTGCCAGCATCCTTGAGCGCCTTGGCGCGAGCGATCTCGGCCATGGCCTTCTGCTCAAGGGCGTACTGGTCGAGCATCTCCTTCGGGATCATGAGTTTCTGCAGGTCGTCCTTGCTGAACTTGTAGTTCAGACCAAGGTCCATGACTGCCTTCCACATCTCGTCAATGGACTTCGGCACAAGGTTGGCACCACCGTCGGTGGCCTTGAAGAACTCCTCGGTCATGCGCGTGGCCGACTGGATGTTCATGCCGTACTTGTTGACGAACTTGAGCGTCGTGTCCACCACGTCGTCGTAGGACGTGCCGTAGTAGTCGGCGACACGCTGCAGCGAGGAGATGACCCTGTCCTCGGCGGCCGTGGCCTGATCCGTGAGGGTCTTGTAGGCGTCGATGGCCTGCTGGCTCGGGTAGATTGTCTCCTGCTTGCCGGTGATTGCGCTCGTTGCGGTCTTCGGCGAGGCGTTCATCCGCGCCTGATTGAGCGCACTCTGCAGCCCGGAGTCCTGCAGGATCGCGGCACGCAGCGCGGCGCTCTTCTTCCCGGACTCAAGCGAGTCGTAGAAGTCGCGCACCTTGTTGGCCGCATCCTGAGCAGAGTCGCCAGCCTCACCGAACAGGTCGGAGATGATGGGGATGTGGATGCCAGCGGAGTCGGCCATGCTCGCGATGGCCTCGGCAGCCATGATGGCAGCGGACGCCAGCAGCATCGGGCCGACCTTCATCAGCGCAGACAGAGCAGCGCGGAGCCCACGAGCAGCAGTCGCAGTCACGCTCATGGTCGGGCCGAGGAGCATGATGGCCTTCCGCAGGATCGTGAAGGCCTTCGCCAGACCGACGATGATGAGCACCTTCTTGGCAACGAACGCGAGCGCGAAGGCCTTGGCGAAGCCGAAGAGCAGGTCGGCAGCCCACTTGGTCTCAGCGATGGCGGCGATGAAGTCGAGGACCGCAGCGGTCACGTCGGCGAGCGTGCGGACGATGGTGTTGAAAATCGGCTGGAGCCGCTGGAACAACTGCTGGGCAGCGTTCTTCATGCCGTCCATGCCCTCGCCCGTCAGGCCCAGAGCCTGCTGCAGACGCTTGAGGGACGGCGTCACGGTGCGGACGATGTAGTTCCAGTTGCGCTTGAGGGCCGTGATGAAGGCGTAGAAGCCAGCAGCGAGGATCGCCAACTGCGCGACGGCCGGGGCCAGAGCGTAGGCGAAGGACTTGAACGCCGCGAACAGGCCAGCGATGGCGCCGGTCGTCGCGAGCACTGCGCCACCGATGGCAGAGAAGGCAGCGACCGCACCAGCGATCTTCATCATGAACGAGATGATCTCAGGGTTCTTCTCGATCCACTCCTCGATGGCCCGGAGGAAGACCTTGGCCTTCTCGACCGCAGGGGTCAGGGCCTCCGCGAGCACCTTGCCCAGCCGGATGCGGATGGCCTCGATGCCACGCTCGATCTGCGAGGTCAGGCCCTTCCACGAACCGGCGAGGATGCCCCACGACTTGTTGAAGTCCTCGACGGCCGAGCCGTACTCACCGAGCGCGGTCTTGGCGTTGTCCCACGCCGTCACGTCGCCCTTGAGCACCTTGATCTGGTTGTCGATGAGGGCCGTCATGACCGGCAACTCGTTGGCCGTGGTGATGGTGGCGAGGATCGCCCCCTTCTGCTCGGTCGTCATGTCCTTGAGGGCAGCACCGAGCATCTCGATGTACTTGGTCGTGCCGATGAACTCGCCCTTGGGGAAGATGGCCTCGGAGAAGGTCTTGCCGTACTTGTCGCCGAAGAGGGCGTCGAGTTCCTCGCGTGCCTTGGCCGTCGGACGCACCAACTTGATGAAGGTCTGGCGCAGAGCGCGACCGGCCATCGTTCCCCGGATACCGGCATCGCCCAACTGGCCGAGCAACTGGGCCACGTCCTCAAACGACACGCCCATGCTCGATGCGAGCGGACCGACCATCTTGAACGACGAGATCAGGTCGTTGAACTCAAGTGCGGTGCGCTGCGTGGTCTGGAACAGTTTGCTGGCCACGTCCTCAACGTCGGCGATGCTCCTGCCGTACTGGACGAGGATCGAGTAGGTGCCCTTGATGACCGACTCGTAGTCGGTCTGGGTCATGGCGGCGGCCTTCATGAGCGGGTTGACCGCGCCCATCAACTTCTCGATGTCCCGGAGGTTCGTGATCTGCTGGCCGGTGGTGGATGCCCAGTAGTAGGTCGCCTTGGCCACTTCCTCGGCAGGGAACAGGGCCAGAGACTCGCCAGCGGTCAGGATGGCGTCGTTGAGGGCGTTGTAGAGGCCTGCAGCGTCCTTGCTATCGCCCTTGAACAGCCGCAGGGCGCCCGCAGCGCGGTTCAGCATGAACTCGTACTCGGCCCACGCCTCACTGACGTTCACGAAGGCGCCCATAACCATCTGCGCCCACTCCATCATGCGCTGGCCGGTCATGGTCAGGCGATAGGAGGCACGGAAGAGGGCGTCCATCTGCTTCTCGGCGTGCTGGAGCCGGTTGAAGAAGCCCTTGATGGTCACATCGGCCTTCTGGTAGGCCGCCTGCATCCTCTGGAGGGTCACGATGGACGAGTTGAAGGCCTTGCGGACGCTCAGCACCTTGCGTGCGATGCCCTCAAGCACCTTGTACTGGCTCTTGGCGGTGTTCCCGTAGGCCCGGAGGCTCTTGTTGCCCGATCCAACGCTCGTGTTGAGTGCCTTCTGGGCCAACGTGTAGTTGCGGGTGGCCTTGGCATTGGCCGTGATGGCCCGCTCCTGCACCTTGAGGCTCGCAGCAGCCTGCCGAGAGGTCTTGGAGAGTGTGCGCTGCCTTGTAATCAGGCTATCGAGCAACTTATTCAGTTCGACGATCTTCTCGTTGCCCTTGAGATTGACAACGACATTGACCTGAATGTCGGGCAGTGCCATTTGGCGTCACCTAAACGCAAGAAAGCCCGTTCAACTGCTAACTTAGTCGAACTTAGTCGTCATTTAGCAGTCGAACGGGCACTCCTTACGATGTAATCTGCTTGTTGAAGGCTGATCGCTCACCTTCAAGGAACAGATCGAAGAGGAACATGAGTCTGTAGGGTTGATCCAGCATCCCGCCAGCCTCAGGCAGGTGTGCTAGCCCGGTAGGGAAGTGGACGAAGACGATCTTCGACTTCTTCCCATCCGGCATCTCCTGTGTGACCATCTGGAATGTCCGGCACTGGTCGTACAGGTCGTATGATCTAGCCAACTCTGGGTAGTTCTTCCTCAGTCCTCGGACGTTGAAGCCCAGAAGGCTCTGTCGTGCTAGATCACGGGCTTTTCGTGGCCTCGTCCTTGTTGGGGGTCAGCCCCTCAAAGTGCTTGGCCACCGCAAGGTCGATGGCATCGGCCGCCTCACGCGAAAGGTCGAAGTACGACTCCTTGGTGCAAGGAACGTCGAGCGACCACCCGACCACGAACACCTCAAAGAGGTTCGCGGCGAAGTCAAGCGACTGGCTCAGCGAGATGGTCTCGCCGTCCGGCACATCCGGCATGGCCGCGAGAATGGCGTTGAAGGTCCGCTTGCTGACATCAGTGCGAACCTCGATGAAGTCGCCATCACCCATGTCGATCTTGGTCGTGGCGTCGGAAGCGAGTCGAAGGATACCCATTGCTCTCTCCTCTGGGGAGTGAGGGGGCGAGCCGGTGAAGACTCGCCCCCGGTAGTCACGCTACTCTAGGATCAGGGAACGGTGTTCTCGTTGTTCACGAGCGTGGCCGTGAAGATGGCCCCCGCGCCCTTCGTGATCGTCGCCTCGCAGGACTGCTCGATCAGGTCACCGGCCGAGAGCGGCACAGAGACCTTCGTCCACTTGACCTGCGGGATTTGGATGCGGAGTGTCGGAGCGTTGGAGCCGAGGCCCGTGATCGAGCCGACGGCAGCCTCCATGATGAGATCAACGTCGAACGAGGTCTCATTGAGGAAGCGGTCGTACTCCGTGGTGTCGGTGAAGTCCAGCGTCATGGACAGGGTGACCTCACGGGCACCGAGTGCCATGCGCCGCCAGCCGCGAGTCTTGCGGAGCGTACCGATCCGCTCAAGGTTGTTGTTCACACCGAAGGTGAACTCCTTGACGTAGGCGAGGATGTTGTTGCCATTCGCCTTGACCGTGACGCCCGAGAAGTGGAACGGCGTGCAGGCTGCGTAGGACGGGGTCGCAGGCGAGCCCTGCTTGGTGCGGTCCGAACCCTCGACGGCGAACGTCGCGGTCACGATCTCACCATGGGCGGCCTTGACCTCAAACGTGTTGACCCGGCAACCGGCATAGCGCATCACGAGGATGTTGTTGCCAGCGGAGGTCTCAGCAGAGAAGGCCTTCTCCTCACTCGCGGGAGTGAAGACGTGCTGGTAGCCGCCGCCAGCGTAGGCCGACGTGGCGACCGTCGCGCAGAATGCGGACTTGAGCAGGTAGGCGATGTCGAGCGGAACGAGTTCCAGATCGAACGTGCCTGCCACGTTGTACGGAGCCGCCATCGCGATGCTGAAGTCGCGACTCCCCCTGATCTGCTCAGGGAGAATGTAGTCGTTCGTATCATCGAACGACACCGAGGTGACCGGCAGGAACTTGGTCGGTGCGACCGCAGTACCCTCGGTGGCCTCGACTCCGTAGCCGAAATAGCCAAGAGAGGCTGTCATTGATTACTCCTTACGCCTGACGGCTGTACTGCCGGTCCACGACGAAGTTGATGACCGCTGACTTCGCGATCACAGAGTCACGAACCTGTACCATGTAGTCCGTTGCCGACACGGACGCTTCACGCACGCCCTCCAGCCCGTCCATCTGACGATTGGAGGTTGTCCTGAGCCAGCGACGGAGGTTGGCCATGGTCCGAACCATGTCCCTGTCGCCGGATGCCTCCAGCACATCCGCATCGAAGTACTCGCGTGCGTCGATGAGGAGGCTGATGGAGATGACCAGCCGCCGGACCTCGTAGCCGATGGTCTCAGAGAGAGGCTCGTCGCGCACCGGCTCGACCGTGAAGGCTGGATACGAGTTGACCGGGATGACTCCCGGGTCACCGAAGTAGACGGCGGCGATCTGCATGATGTCCGAGCAGCCGCCCTGAGCGTCCGGGGTCTCGATGAAGGTGTTCAGTTCCGAGATGACCTTGTCGATGACCTGTTCCATCAGACCTTCCTAGTCTCTTCGCTGAGCCACTCCTCAAAGCCCCGCATGGCCGCGTCGTTGACTGCGTTGTCAACGAACCAGAACGGGCGGGCCGGAACCTTGATCCGACTCACAGCGTTCCGGCTGCGCTTTGTGGGAGCCCGGGACGTGAACCCGTCTTGGTTGGACACCTTCCAGCCGAAGGCCTGCAGAGTCAGGGGACGCCCGTTGCCACCGCTGATCTTGAGCGTGGTTGGCTTCTTGACGTAGTTGTCGGTCTGGGTCCACGACCCCTGCTGCTTGGCCTCGATGACACGGTCGGTCACGACACGCTTCATGGCGCCAGAGCGGACGAGGATCGGGTGCTGCGGGTCGAAGTTCTGCTCGGCGCGGATCGCCTGCGTCACCTCGGACAGGTCGGGCCACTTCTTGTAGTTGCCGCCCTCGGCCTCGTAGTTGGTCTTCCAGACCTCACCGATCTTGTTCGCCGCCTTGATGAGGCCCGGCGTGTAGGCCCGGCTGATCTTCCGGTTGTAGGCCTTCATCCGGTTCTTGAACGGGGTGAGGCCCCGGACCGTGTACCGGACCAGCGTCATCCCAGCCGCTCCCGCCGGTAGTCCTCAAGCAGGATCACGATCTGCTCCTGCACGTTGGACACCAGTTCGACGGCCTTGTCGCGAGGCCCCTGATACATGGGCGCGAGAAGGTCAACGACCTTGAGTGCCGTGGCTCGCTTGACAGGCCCCGGGACCGTGTTGCCCAACGAGTACGCCACGGTGTAGAGGTGGTTCTTCGACCACGTCCGCGAGCCGTCCTTGAACTCCAGCATCCCGCCGTCGAGGATGCGAACATCGGACGTGCTGATCGTCCCGGAGTTGTTCCCGTCATCAACGTAGTTGATCGAGGTCAGGGACTGGATCGGGTACTGGCCGAGGATCAGTCGGCGGTAGCCCTTGCCTCGCACAACGTCGGTGACGGCCGTGCCGAACTTGCGCTGGCAGTAGCCCTCGACCCACTCGGAGGCCTCGGCGATCAGCGTGTCCAACTGGTTGGCTTGGGGCGTGAAGGCACTCTTGAGGCCGAGGGTCGTCATCTGCTGGTTGAAGTAGTCAGAGTCGATGAGCGCCATCAGCGCCGCCTCCTGTACCCGCCGCCAGAGTTCTGAGCCCGGCGCACGTTGGAGATACGAGCAGCGCGGCCCCGCATGGAGATGGTCTCCCTGCGTCGGCCGATCTGATCCTTGAGTTTGCTCAGGTAACTACCGAACCGCCGAGGCAGTTTGGTGCCCTTGATCTTCCGGCTATCCTTCTGCTTGCGGAAGGTCTTGAGCCGGACCCGCCTCATAGCAGTCCGTGATCTGGCCAACGAGCATCTCCTTGTAGGCATCCCATGAGAACAGCGGAGTCGCCTCGATACCTGCCTGCCGCATCCGGGCACGACGCTTCGGGTCGTTGCGGAGCGAGCGGATCAACTGGGCCAGACCATGCGGGTCGATGTTGGCGTAGAGCGTGCCGCTCTTGTGAACCTCCCAGTCATGGACCGGGATCATGGCACCCTGTCCGTGCCGGGCGACCTCTTTCGCCGCAGCGTAGTCGGTCACGGCGACCGGGAGTCCGCAGGCCATAGCCTCCGCGATGGGCAGACCGAAGCCCTCGACCTGCGACGGCAGGACGAACAGGTCAGCCGCGTTGTAGAGGTCAGCCAGTGACGGCGCATCGCTCTTGGCAGAGTCAGGGATCGACTTGCCGAACGATGTCATGAACGGGTTGAAGACGATGTCGTCAGTGAGACCGAAGGCCTGCGAGATGACCGGCAGGTCCCAGCCATCCAGCCAGTACTGCTGGAACGGGACCGTGTGGTCGTACAGGATGATGTCCTTCATCTTGAAGTCGTTCTTGAGCACCCGCAGGGCCTCAAAGAGGCGTGGGTGCTGCTTGCGCCGGACGTTGGCGGCGACGGTCATGACGACGAACTTGTCGCTCCAGCCGAGGCTCTCCCGGATTGTGTCCCGACGAGTGTCGGTGTACGGGTAGAAGGCCTCGGTGTCCACACCGTGGTAGACCCAAGGGACATCCACGCCGAGGTCACGCTTGGCGATCTCGGCACCGTACTTGGTGCAGGACATCCAGCGGACGCTGCTCAGCAGGTTGCGCCACTCGGGGAGCACGATGGGCTCACCCTCGACGGGGACGTAGAAGAACGCCGGGATGCTGGTCGGGATCACGATGCCATGCGATGCCGCAGTCCCCGGGTCACCCATCGAGAAGATGACATCCGGCTGGAACTCCTTGATCGCATCGACGGCCTTGAACAGGCCCATCTGGTCCCGCTTCTCTGGGACGTACTGCTTGAACGGCAGATCGGTCTCGCGCTCCTCGTACTGCATGGCGGTGACCGAAGCCACATCCCATCCACGCTCAAGGAACGCATCAAGCGAATGCTTCTGGACCCGGCCGAAGCCGGTAGAGATCAGCGGGCTATCGCCCAGCATCAGCACCTTCAAGGCGTCTTCTCCTCTCGGGAGTTACTTGCGGGCGAGTTCCCGCGCAACGTGTGCATCAAGATCGGTGATCGGCTCGCCATCCACGTCCTTGCGGAAGCCCATGACGTAGGCACGCTTCGCCCACTCGGGGCGGTCAGCCGGGATAGCAAGGACACCGTCAACGACGGGCGCCTCACCCTCGTAGTAGTAGAAGACCCAGTCGCCCTCGCGGTAGTTGTGGCGCAGGCGAACCGTCTTGGCAGCAGCCATCGTGTGGCTTCTCCTTTCGGAAGGGGGGAGGGGGCCAGCCGAAGCCAGCCCCCCAGCACTAACCCGCTAGGATTAGAGCGTGAAGCCCTTGAGGTGGACCGGGCGACCCTCAAGAGCGAAACCGAAGTAGCCCTTGATGTAGAAGTCAACCGAGTCCTTGACCTTGGCAAGGTCTTCGTAAGTCCAGTCCTTGTGGACGAGCAACTTGGCATCCGCGCGGCGAACCATGAGGATGTCCGTGTTGGTCTCCCAGTTGAGGTCGGTCACGATGGGGAGCCCGTCGTAGGCCAGCACGCGGAAGCCCGCCTGCACCTCGACCCGGTCAACGAACTGCTGCTGCGCCTGCAGGAGCGAGTTCACCTTCCGGCGAACGGCACGGCTGGTGACGAGCATATCGACCTCGCCACGGGCAACGTCGATGGCCTCGTCAATCATGGCGAGGGCCAGCGTCCCGGACTTGGTGACTGCGCCACCACCGGCATTCATGTCGGTGTTGGTGTCGATCTGGTGGATGATGCCCTCGATCTCGTCGTTGCTGCCGGTGGCAGTAGCGATCTTGGTCGAGAGTTCCATCGCCAGAGCGCGGCTCTGGGCCTCGATCTCGATGGCAAGGGCGTTGTAGAGGGCGCCCGCCGCCTCGATCTCAGGACCCGACACCTCGCCACGAGCGTAGACGTACTTGACGCTCTTGCTCACCTTGGCGTAGGTGCTCTGCTGCGCGGCCGGGAGATCGCCGAAGTCAGGCTTCCACGTCGCCGTCGGGGCAGCAGTCCGCTTGCGGATGAAGTAGGTGTTCGTGGCCCACGGCACCTTGTTGACGGCGTTCAGAAGCACCGGCTCCTTGCCGATGTAGTCCCGAATGCCCTCGTCAACGGCCTCCTTGATGAGGTAGGCGCCCGTGTTGAGCGTGGTGAGTGCCTTGAGAATGTCCAAGGTACGACTCCTTCTAGTGGTTACTGGCCGCTTGTGCGGGCCGCGAGGCTGAGCCGAATGCGCTCCGAGGCGGGAAGAGCCTTGAAGGTCTCAAGGAACTTCTCCGCTTCCTCATCAGACTTGGTGATGACGGGCGGGGCGTTGTGGCCAGCCGGGGTGTCCTGCAGTTCCTGCACGCGAGCGGTCATCTCCGTCAGGGACTTCCTGAGTTCATCGACGGCAGCGGTGAGTTCCGCGATCTGAGCGTCACGCGGGTCACTCCCGGTCTCTGCCTTCTCGACATCCTCGGCGTCCGGGGAGTCCGACTTGGCGCTGTCCTCGGTCACGTCCTCCGAGGCCTGCTCGGCCTCAAGGACTCCGATGGACTGCAGAGTCTCGGTGATGTTCTGGTAGGAGGCGAGAAGAGCGGCACGAGTCTTTGCAGACAGGGTCTTGCCAGCCTTCTCAAGGTCATCGTCAGCGGTCTCCTCGGCCTTCTCGGTCGTGTCCTCAGTGGCGGCCTCGGGGGCAGCCTCCTCGGACTCGGCCTTCTGAGCCTCGTCAACAGCCTCCTCGGCAGCAGGAGTGGTATCGTCCTGCGTGCTCAGGAGTTCCGTGTCATCCACAGGGTTCTCTCCCTTCGCCACGCTCGACTCGGCATCCTGCGCCGCGTCGATGGCCTTACTGAGCACCGTCCCGAAAGACGGGGTCCAAACTGGGCGGGTCGTGTTGCTGATCTCTGCCAGTTCCACGTCCCTAAACGTAGTGACCGACTTCCCGACCTCCTGCACGAAGGTCCGCGTGAAGTCAACGACGCGACCGGCTACCGACATCCCGTACTGCTTGCCCTTCTTCAACTGCTTGTAGAGGGACATGGCGGCAGGGTTGTCTTCGTCCAGCCTGACCTCGATGCCGAGGTGGAACTCCGGGTCGATCCAGCCCTTGACGATGTAGCCAAGGTCGATCAGCACGCCATCCTTGAGATGGGCATCGCGGTACGGGATCGGGTCGCCCTTCGCCACCCGGGCATTGATCTGCTCGGCGAACCGGGCGATCCCCTCGGGAGCGATGCGCTCGCCGTCCTTGTCAATCTCGGGGCCAGAGGCGAGCCCGACGATGTAGTAGCCATCCTCGCGCTGCTCGGCCTTCTCGATTGGCATCGTGTACTTGAAGGTCGGGGTCATGGTCATACTTAGCCTCTAAGGTCTCCAATGGAGGGCGCCGCTGGGTCGAACTTGGACTCAGGCTTGGCTGGCTTCTCGCCGCCACCAGCGGGGTTCTCAGTGCCGACGCCCGAAGCGGGGACCGGCATGAAGAGTGCCTTCGCCGCCTCCTCCAGCAGTTCAAGCGGGATGAGACCGGCTGCGGTCTGGATGAAGTGCTCGTCACCACCCTCAACGGGCGGGAGTCCGAACTGCTGCGCCCTGATCTCATTGGGCGACATGACACCCATCCGCTCGGCCTCGCTCAGGAGTTTCATCTGGTCGAGGGAGTCGCGGCGGGAGACCTCGCTGTGCGCGAACAGGATGTTGTCGTAGCCGAACATCTCAAGGACGACTCGGTTGTTGAACTCTTCCTCAACGATGGACTGCAGCGGCTGGATGGTCTCCTGCCGGAACGAGTTGTCCGACTCGCTGGAGGTGGAGCGGTTCACGTCCTCGTAGATGCCCAACTTGTCGGGCGGCAGGTCGAGCACCGAGAGGATTTCCTCGCGGTTGAACTTGCGGCCCTCGATGAACTGCATCTCCTGCGGAGTGCTGACGCTCTTCTTGACATCGACATCACCCTCAAGCAGCAGCGGCTTGTGAGCGTTCTCGGTGCCAACGTAGTTCTGGTTGAGGTACTCGCGGTTCCTCTCGATCTCAGCCGGGTCCTGAGACTTGAGGGCGAAGACGGTGCCAGTCTGGGCGGCGTTCTCAAAGAACTTGCCGTTGAACTGGGCGGCGAACAGGTCAACCGCGACCGTGGTCTGCAGCGAGTCGAGGAGGCTCAGGCCGTAGAGGTCGTCGCCGGGATCGTCAATCTTGAAGTGGACAATCTCGTCCGGGCTGTACTCGCGAGTGTTCTCAGCGTCAGGCCCGTCGGGCGAATAGATGAACTTCGTGATCTCGATGCCGTCGGTCTCGATGTCTATGTAGCGCGGGTGGAGCCGCTTGGCCCGGTAGGGCTTGGTGCCACGGGTCTTCTCGATCCACCAGAAGCACTCACCGTAGATCAGCAAGTCCTTGTAGGTCAGCCGGAACAACTGCGTGGAGTTGGACTGGCGCAGGAACTTGCGGATCGCCTTGGCCGGTTCCTTGGGAACGTCGGCACCCGGCTCCTCAGGGATCAGCGTGTAGCCATTGGAGACCGCGACCTTGGCGATCTTCTCGATGGCTGCGCGGACGGTGCCGTGCTGGCGGTACATCTCGTAGTAGATCGAGGCGCGGGTCCGGCGTCCGGCCCGCTGCGCGAGGCCCTCGCCGCTGGACTTCACCTGACCGAGGATGGAGATGCGGACGCGATCCGGCGAAGGAATGGCGATGTGCGCCTTCTCGATGACCTCGCCAGCAATCGCCGGTTGAGTCGTACTAGCCTCTTGAGTTGTACTAGTCTTCCTTCGGGCCATCGGTTACCTTCTTGAGACTGAACGTCACCTTGTTGAAGAGGCCGCAGTCCTCAGTCACGACCGTCCACGAGTACTTCGACTCGTAGGGTCCATCGACCTTGCCGCTGATTGCAGACTTCCGCAGTTTGCGGAGCACCTGCTTCTTGAGCGGGTCCATCTCGATCTTGGAAGCAAGCCGGTCGAGGTCGCGAGTCTCCATCACTTACCCTTCTCAATCGTCAGGGGCCATCGCATGATGGCTCCGCACTTACGACAGGGGCCAGTGACGACGCCGCCCTTGATCGAGCGGTAGATGTCTCGCGCCTTGATGTTGAGTGTGTCGCCCTCTTCGTTGCCGAACAGAGCGCCACATGAGCATCTGATGGGCTTGGTTGTCATGGCGCCCTCGGGGGACTTCATCTCCCGGCTCCGAGGATGCTGATCCGCGACACGGTGCGCTGCTCCCCGTACATACCGAGGACGAGCGACCAGAAGTGGTCATCCCTTGGGCCAGAGAACTTGTAGAAGTTGGACTCGGTCTTGGTTCGCCGGATGCCGTGAACCTGCCGCGTGAGCATCGGATGGCGCTGCAGGTGAACGGTGTTCAACTGCAGGTCGCCCTTGAACCGGGTCGCCCACTGCTCCTTCTTCTGGTTGGTGAAGACAACGCCCTCGACCAAGCAGCCGGGCATCTCCTTGAAGCGGGCTCGCGCTCGCTCCACGAACATCTGTCCGACGCCGGTCTGGTCGATGGTGACTCGGCTCGCCTTGGTCCGCTTGGCCAAGGTGATGAGCGAGTCCAACTGGTCTGCGTAGTCGCTCTGCGTCGAGTAGATGTGCCGCACATAGCGGTGCATCTCGTCGCCCTGCTCGCGATGCTCGACCACCGTGAAGACGGTCTCGTCGCGCTCCTTGGCGAGGTCAACGCCGATGCTGATCCTGCCGATTGGCTCCCAGCCGGGCGGGATGCCCTTCCAGATGGGGCACTCGTCATCGTCAATGTTCTGGATGATGAGGCTCCACGGGTAGTACGACGTGGTCTCGTCAACGAACACTGCCTCGTACTCTGTCTGGAACGAGGAGAGGTCGCCGCCGAAGGACTTGTAGATCGCAATGATCTTCGGCGTCCCGTACTTGAAGACCCGGGCCTCAGTGTCCAGACCCTCTGCGAGAGCCAGAGCCTCGGAGTACCAGCCGTCGCGCACCATCGCCTTGGACTCCCACCAAGGGATGTTGTGGCGGCTGTACTCGGAGAAGTTGACCTCGTCGGTGAAGATTTCAGCGAAGAGGCCGGACAGGCCGAGCGGCGTGGACACGATGGTCATGCGCCGGTTGCCCCGGGTGATGGCCGGGAGCGCGGCCTGATACAACTTCTTGTCGTCCCTCACATGGGCGAACTCATCGAAGTAGATGTCCTTCTTGCCGCCTCGGATCGCGGAGGATGCGGGCTGCGAGTGGAGTTCGCTGGTGTAGGGCGGGAGGTGGAACGAGATTTCGTACTCGGAGTCGTTCCACAGTCGAGGCTTGAGGTCGTCATCCGCGCCTGTCTTGAACTCGTCGGGGATCGAGTGGTACAGGTTGCGGGCGATGTTGATCTTGTCGGACGCCTCGTCCTTGTTGATGGAGATGTACGAGGCTCGGTAGCGCGGCTGGGTGCAGGCGTTGTACAGGCCCTCGGCCGCGATGACAGTCGAGAGGCCGATCTGGCGCCCCTTGTTGACGATGCGGAATGCGCTCTCGTCGTGCAGCACCCGCTGCTGGTAGGGCTCCAACTGGAGGGGCTCACCCTCCATCTCGCACAGAGTCTCCAGCCAGATGACCGGATCGCCAGCGATCAGTGCCCTGATCTGCTCTTCGGTTGGGTTCTCAGGCAGGTTCAGCATGACCGTCCACCAGCAGGGGCTGCTCCTGCTGCGGGCCGATCAGGACTGCGACACGGTCTTGCATACCGCGAGAGGCCCAGACCTTGAGCACCGGGCTGTTGCCGCCCTGACCTGCCTCGTCCTCTCGCTTCTCGATCTGGTTGCGGAGGGTGAGCAGGGAGTTCAGAACCTTGAGCCGCTCGGTTACATCCTTGCGGAACACGGGACCAACGTCGTCGCCGGTCTCGTCAATGGTGTTGTGTGTCTCGGCGATCAGGGCCGGGTAGAGGTTCCGGCTGAGCAGCAGGATCATGGTGTCCAGTTCCTGCTTGGTGGAGATCGCCTTGCCGTCGCGGATGACGCCCTGCAGGTACTTGAAGTGCTCAGGCGGCACCTGATCCTTCATGACCAGCAGCATCTCGTTCGCCAGTTCCGTGGGGATCAGGCTCTTCGGCTTGTTCTTGGAGCCGACCGGACGGCCGCCCTTGTTCACGATGCGGCTCTCACCGCCATGCCCGAAGGACGCAGGCCCGGGGCGCGGACCCTCGTTGCCTCGGGTCGGGACGTTACTGTTCTGAGGCATTGATCTTCTCCCAGTAACGGTCCTTGGCGGCCCAACCCATGCCGTGGTAGTAGACGGTCGTGGTCGGTGCGAAGACCCGCGTGCCAATCGACTGGTACTCGCAGCACCCGCAGATGTCGGTCTCCTCGCAGCCATCGACAGGGCAGACATCGAGGGACAGGCCGAGCATCGGGTCGTTGCGGTCGCGCCGCTCGTCCCACCGATGGCCCGCATGGCATTCGTAAGTGAAGATGGGCATCGCGTGCCTCCAGTGTTAGAGCGGGGAGCAGGAGCACCGCGCCGGGGGTGCTGCGACTGCTCACCCGCAAGGGGAATGGCCAGAAGTATTGGGGGAGCGGGTCGAGACCTTGCTGGGTAGTCAAAGGTCGGAGTGCGCTAGACCAAGCACTCCCCCGTAGTCGAAGAGGCGCAATACCCCTCTACTATATATGTGCATTTGACGGCCAAAGTGTTACAGGTCAGGCGAAATCAGGCCAAATATGGCATGGCTCTTAATCCAATCACTTCTTGACACGAAGACTTGGCGCTGCTACCGTGCTCGATGAAGCGGCTGGATCGTAAGGTATCGCTTGAAATGCAAGCGATAAAGCGCAAGGTATAGGTTGAAGGCCGCACGGTGAAGCGAAGGAGTGAGCCGTGAACTTGGATGTGGCCATCGAGCACTTCCTCGCGAGCAGGCGGGCGATGAACGTCACGTCGAGCACGCTGGCCACCTACGCACAGGCCCTGTACAGGTTCGCCCGGGAGATGCCGAAGGTCGAAACGGTCGAGGACATCGACCAGTGGGCGATCAGGGAATGGCTTGCCATGCTCCAGCCTAAGGTCAAGGACGTTACGGTCAAACACTACTACGTCCACCTCAAGGCGTTCGTGAGGTTCTTGGTCAAGGAAGAGGTGCTGCGGAGCGACCCGTTCAAGAAGGTCCCGGCCCCCAAGGTCGAGGCCCGCGACGTGGAGACCATCCCTGACGCCGACTTCAAGGCAATGCTCGCGGCCTGCGACCTGCAGACCGACATCGGCAGGCGGGACGCTGCGATGCTCATGTTCCTGTACGACACTGGCGTGCGGGTGTCAGAGATGTGCGCCCTCAAGAAGGAGCACCTCGACCTCAAGGCCCGGCAGGCTCACGTCGTCGGGAAGGGGAGGAAGCACCGGGTGGTGTTCTTCTCGACGCACACTGCGCTGGGCCTGAGCCGCTACCTGACGCGCAGGCGGGACGGCAGCGAGTACGTCTTCGTGGGGCAGAAGCGGGCGAGGGGAGGGCGCATCCTGCCCTACGGTGTGACGCAGCGGCTGCGGGTCATCGGCAGGCGTGCGAAGGTGACCAGCAAGGTGAACCCCCATGCGTTCCGGCACACGTTCGCGACCAACTACCTGCGAGCCGGTGGCGACCCCCACAGCCTGCAGCGCATCCTCGGACACGCCGACGTGAGCACCACCATCCGCAACTACGCCCACCTCGTGACCGACGACCTGCAGGCGAAGCACGAACAGTTCAGCCCCCTCACCCGCGTCATGGGGCGAAGGGGCTGACGCCAAAGTTTGGCTTCGTTTGGGGGTTCCTTTGCGAAACGGTATCGTAGAAGCCCGCCAAACGGTATCGTGGTGAGCCGGGTGGGACTTGAACCCACAACCCGCAGATTAAGAGTCTGCTGCGCTGCCATTGCGCCACCGGCCCTGATCCCACTTTACCACATCGCGGAGTGCTACTTTCCCTCATTGAGGTTCAGCAGTTCCTCCCTCGGGACGTGGAGCCTGCACGACATACT